CGGCCATTATTCTAAGTATAGTACTGCTCAAGAGCGTACTCTTCATACTCCTCATAAGTCTTGCAACTCAGAGTTTCTTCGGTGGATTTGAGAAATGCTTTCTCAATTAAGGGCGTATACTTAGAAAATACACTCTTTGGGTGTTGTGCCAACTCGGAGATGGCTGTCTCACAGTTAGCCTTGCAATCTCCAACAGAATCAGGCCCATCACGGACCCAATTACAGGTTTCGAGTACAACTGCCAAGTCGAGAGGAGCAAACACTCGACCATCCTCTTCTCGGAAATGTCGCTTAAGGTAAGCAACATCCCCAATTAAACGATGATCAGCCATTTCGTCTCCAGACTTGAGTTCATCTGTGTAGATCATACCAATGTCCTTATAGGCGTCGGTGATAGTATTCTGGTTGAACCAGGGTGCAACTGAATCTGTAAAATTCACGACATTGTCATCTCCATAAGAGACCATTGTCACAAAAGTTTGGAAATCAACATTACAACTAGCTCCTGCCTTTCTCTTACAAATATCGAAAACGATTCGCATCGAGACCGAATTGTAAAATGAGTTTAGAGCCGTTGTGATGGGATTACCGGATGGTTGAGAGTGATTCATCATATAAAACACGCCATCACAAAGATGGACGGAATTAATAACTTCCATGAACAGAGTCTGCCTAATGAGAGCATTCTCTGGTCCATCATCATACCATTCGTTAATCACATTAACAAATTCCCACATAATACAGGAATTCAACGTGCCATCGAACTTAGAAAAGTCACCAGCAATTACCTTCTTGCCTTTACGCTGAAGATAGTCACGAGTAGCCTTCCAATCGCCCGAGTACACATTAGTTCCCAATGATTGTTCGTTGTTAATTCGGTTTTCCATAATGTGAGCTAGGAATCCAAGGAAATACATTCGGAATGCGATGGTGAAATCCATTGGTCCGTTGCCAAAAGCACGAGTCTCCTGTGCTTCAACTTTCTTTAAGGCTCGGCGTTCGTCCTTCAAAGTATCAGTCCAAATGCAAGGCGTACGAGCACCTCTACGGGCAGCATCAATACGTGCTGTAACAGAGTTACGCACAACTTCGTCAAACACGTAATCACCATCTCCAAGCCACGCCGTCTTACCCTTTGTTCCACCAGGTCTGTAAAGGACCCAGGGAAACCCAGGGGAAGACGACCGGTTGATAGATGACAAGAACTCCGATTGATCACTCACTCCAGCTACCGCCTCTTCGAAAGACAAAACTTTCTGGAGGTGGGCCTTCGTACCATTGAACAACAGTGGTTTGTAACTGGCAACTGCTCGATCAATAGCCTCTTTAGGAATGTATGGTGTTTCCATCGCACACTTCTGCAGATTTTTATGAAGGAGATTTGTAGAGGGACTGAAGAGTACAGCTGGTCGCGTGATGGGTGCTGAAACCTGTCCATGAATGACTGATGGTCGGATGTCCGTGTTGCCAGGGACAAACACTTTCGTGTCACACTCACCCACATAAGTAAAAGTAGGGGCGGGCATGTTCAAAAGTTCAATCAAATACGAGGTATCAAACAACTCATTTACTGGCAGCTGTGCTTCTGAAAATTGGAAGTTTGCCATGTTGTCGAGATCAGTTATGATTACAGAGTCGAATTGCTTCAGGCATCTGACAAGGTCGCTGTTTGAAACAGCTTGGGCATACGAACGGTGCCCGTCAACGAGGGCCAGAACATGAATTCCAGCAATCTTTCGCAAGCAGGTAGGCTC